ATGTACCAGCAGTGTCTGTATCAGAAGGTGTAATGTTGTTTTTGTAGAGCTTTAGGAGTAAGTTTTGTGGAGCTGTCTTATTGACAATCATCTCCAGTGCAAGGTTCTCTCCGGTATCTGGAAAATTAAGCGCCATATCCAAGCTCCATTGCTAAAGCCGCAGACGCTGGTCTACGGTTGGTTGGAATTTCATTATACCTAGCTTGACGTAACACATTCATAGGAACAAAGCCTACTCCAGTGGTTTCGCCTGTAACTGGGTCAACATAATGAATTTCTGTTTGTTCGTTTAAAACTGCAATAATAGCAGGTTTGTTCTGAAACATAACCCACATGCCAGTCTTCCATGTTTTATTCACAACTGGTGGAGCTAGCTTAGGAGCTCTCCACGAGGTTAGTACAGATAGTATACTCATAAGATGATATAGTTGATACTTACACCAGTAGCAGTACCTACTGATAAGTTGATGTTTAAAGCCTCACCTACAGCTGTTTGAAACCATCCATGCTCATTAAAAGGAAGGACAAGACCACCATTAGCCCCCAAAGGGAAAGAAGCAGAGATGTCTGTAGCATTGGACTGGAACTTAACTGTATTGGCTAGAGTGGATACAACAGCAAGGTCAATAACACGAATACTCATGCCAGGTTGTGCTGCAATAATAGCGGTAGCTCCACTTGAAGAGGTGTTCAAGAAAGCACTAGGGATAGAGACATTCTTGGGAGGAGTGCGTGTTACATTACTCATATTTTTCCAAAAAAAGAGGGGGACAAGCCCCCTCCAAAGTGTTATCGAACGTAGACAACTTTAAATAACCAAGGACCACCAGTAGTAGAGCCCGCACCCGTTTCTGCATAAACAGCAGTGATGCGAAGGTCTCCAGTTAGAGGGACAGGTTCAATGTTGGGTAGGTTTGGCATCTGTACATGGGCAGTTGTTGCACCAGTAGTTTTGACGTCTACAGCAGTGCCAGTTGAAATGGCCCCAGTGTTGTCAGAGATAACTACAGAAACAGTTGCAGTAGTAGCAGCATCTGAATTAGAACTTCCATTTTTAGAAATCTCTAGTACAGACGAACCTGCAGGCAATACCACTTTAGTAGATGAAACTGTATCAGTTCGTGATACAGAAAACACCTTAGCAAAGAGGTCTTTACTTGCAGGGATTAGTGCAGTTGGTCCCGTAGGTTGAAACGGGGTAATATCGGGTAGTTTTAAGCCCATAGTTTTTCCTTTATTAAAGGGGGAGGACTAGCCTCCCCCAAGGGTCAATTAGGCGCCTGCGCTTCCGTAGATACCACGAACGTCTGTTGCACCAAAGCTATAACGAGCAGTTGCCTTGAACTTAGCGTTCTCAGTGTCCCAATCATTATCCATGTCGAACTGGTCGCCACGTCGCTCAAAATACTTCATACCGTGTGGTACGTTAGTACGAATGAACCAAGCATCAGGGTCAGTCAAGAAGTGGCTAGTAACAACCTTAGGAATAGAACCAAGAGTCTTGATTGCATTCAGTTCGTTGTTATCTGTACCAACACGACCATCACTACCCAAAATACGCTTTGCTTCAAAGATGAGCTGACGAGGGATAATGAGGCTTTCTGGACGCACTGCGATGAGTAAACCTGCATCGTTAGTAAAACCAGCAATGTCGATACATGCCTGCTCAATAGCTGCCTCAGACAAGTCAGAAGCTGTAGCAATTTGGTTAGACCAAGTACCACCCTTTAAGTTGACATGCGAAGCGCTGATAAGGGCTTGACCATCACCATAGGTATAGCCACTGTTAAATGCACGGTTGTACACGTTGGCAGCAATCACCTCTTTTGTCTGACGCATTGAAAACGCAAGGCCTTGGGCTTTACGTTGACCAACCACATCATACTGGTCATCTTCCATGATTTCTCGTGTGATGATGAAACCAAGAGCATACACAACGTGTTGATAACGTGTGATGAATGCTTGACGCTCAGAGTCATACGACACTGGAGCACCCTCAGCCTTTTGCGAGGCTAGACCAAAAGATGAAACACCGACATCTTCTTCAAAAGCTTTACTCGAAGTAAACTTATCAAAGAGTTTGTCATATTCAACTTCATACTCATCATATGCTTTACCATACCATGCATTGACGCCAGGCCAGAGGGCCTTGGCAAAACTTCCACTATTAATTACGGACATATTTTTCCTTTATCTATTAAACACCAGCAGAACCAGTACCAGATGCCAACGACGCGCTGTTAAGCTTGACGTAGTAACTGAAATAGGTATCACCAGGGATGTTATCAGGACGATTTGGAAAGCCGACAATTTTAAGTGGCAGTGTGGCAGTTGTAGCCAAACCAGCACTGTCAAGCTGCATACCAGACGAACCCGAAGCTGTGCTACCTGCTGTAAGAGTGAACTGACCATTCAACACCACATTAGCAGTAATTGTAGCTGCTGCAACAGAAGTACCAGCGTACTGAACTTCATAGATGAGGTTGGGGTCATCCGCCACAAGCAGATAACGGTCTGTAGATGCACGACGATACACAGGTGTATTGAGGTCATTAACAGGAGGCATGTTGATGGTATCACCAACACCAGTGAATGCAATGCCTACCACGATACCCACTGGAATGTCGGTAGCAGCAGAGACACGAGTCACTGTAGGGGCGCCGGTAGCTGCACGGGCATCACCCGACAGCTTAACAGCGTCTCCAACCATGATTACAGATGAATCAGAAGCTGGAACGAAATACAAATTACTTTGCCCATTATAAGGGGCACCAGTAATAGATTTAACGGGACGAAACCCGTTAATACGAGATACACTTGCCATTAGCAATTCTCCATTAATTTATGAAAATTCCCTAACGGCACTTAAATTAGCTTCGAGAAATATCGAGCTTTCCATAAGTACCATCAAGAGCTTTGTCTTTGGTGGCTTGTTCTTGGGCAGCGACTTTTTCCTGTTTCTTGGCCTGGTCTTCTTGGTACCATTCCTTTTTAATTTTAACTAGAAACGCTTTTTGTCCCTGTCCCACAGAATATTGACCTACAGAACCTTCCGGCGATGCCGTACCAGCCCGTTTGTCTCCCACCCTGACAGAATCTGCGGATTCGATTTCGTAACCGGCATCCAAAAATTCCGCTACCCTGTCTCCAGAGTCATTGATAAACCGATACTCATAGTTGGGGTCTTTACCCAACACATTGAGAATGTTCCGTGTTCCTACTGGAATACGTTGCGGACGTCCTCTCGGCGCTTTCGCAATTGCTTCTTTGATTTCACTCATTTTAAACTCCGTTTAAGTTTTTAATACTGGCGATATATTCTTTTTCGGTCATTGCACCAGTACGAACAAAACGCTGCATCACTTGACGCTCAATATCGGAAAGGGCATAGTTATCTGTACCTTTTCCGCTCTTTACACTTCCTTCTACTGCCCCAGGCTTTTGGCGATTGGGGTTTGTAAATTTATGTGGAAATTCTTTCTTAACTTCTTTTTCAACTTCTTGCAATACTTGCAAAGGAGTCATTCCTTTAGAAGCTAGTGATTTTCCTAATGAGTCTGCATACCCTCGCATACCTACGTCATTATCATACCACTTATTTTTATCAACCCATGCAACAAACTCTGGATTTACTTGGGGCTCATCGGGTGGCCCCTGTTCCAGTTTTCGTTGCTCTGTTTTTACTAAATCAATTTGGTCATCAATAGCAATAACAGAATCGGCATTACCTTCTTCCAAGGCTAGTTTCTTTTGACTCTTTAATGAAGAGAGAGCACGCGCATACTCCACTTCTCGAGTCTTGGCTTGTAGATGTTTCATATCATCTAAAGCACGTTTCATATCTTTCATTGTCCGGTTCTGGTCTTCAATCTTTTTGAAGAGTTCTCCACGGTCAATAAATTCTTTAGCAGGACGCCACTGGTCAGGGTCTCCACCCCATTCAGCTTCTGGTACCCAACCTGCTTCCATTGCTTTTTGTTCAATGGCTGTTAATTGGGGTGCTTGCTCTGCTGTTTGTTCGCCTTCTACGGCGTTTACGTTTTCTTCTGCCATCTAGGGCTCCTTAGTCTTCACGAAAGACACATACTAGGTCTTCGTCATTAATTAAAACAAACTCTTCGTCTGTGTAGGGGTCAGTAATAATCTTGCCTGCAAATCGTGCATAAGCAACATAACTACCAACTTCGATAGGAGAGGAAGCATTGAAGTCTCGAAAGGCTGTGGGTCCAATGGACACTACAGTTCCTCGGTCTACTCCTGCTTGCGCTCGTGCCTTATCAGCTGTCTCTGGCATAATGATGCCTGCTGCTCGTGCCATTTTATGTGTTGTGTCCACATCCTCTAGCCGGTCAGCCTTTACTAAAATACGATGTAGGGAAGGAACTATCATTCCTGCACCTCGCCATCGTATTCAATATTTAAGACATCCTTATAGGCCTTGATGGCCCCTACAAACTGACTGTCTTGTACTGGGTCTTGCCCTGCACTTAGACCTAACATCTCCTGTAGGTCCTGGACACGTCCTTGCAATTGAGAAAACACTACCTGGGTTACAGGGTGACGTTTCCAATCAACAAAATCTGCTTTGTTCACTATTTCTTAGCTCCGTTAGATGGCTTCTTAGCCGGTTGAGATGCTGCTTGTTTCGCATGATGCATTTTCTGCTGATGTTCAGCGTCTTTGTGCATCAACTTCTGTATAAAATCTGCTTGGTCTTGAGCAGAGAATGCACGAAGTTTGTGAATTTCAGCGGCACCTTTGATGTTTGCCATGTCGGCCTGTTGAGCCATGCTTTGAGCATGTTCTTGGGATTTCATAGCAAGTTGTGTCTCTTTATCTCTACTCTCAAGTTCCATCTTATGCTGGAGAGCTTGTGCTTGTAGAGCAATTTTCTTCTCTTCCATCTGGCCTTTCATCTGCAACTCTTGCAGCTTAGGGTCTGGTGGTGGAGGAGGCATTTGTCCTGTTTGTGCTACACTAGCTTGTAGCAACTCTTGCCAGTTGGGCTGTTCCTGTGCATCTAGGATGCGCTGTACAACCTTAACTGGGTCTAAAATACCTGTAGGCAGCAACTCCATTAAGCCTTGTGCTTTTAGAAGTTTCTCTGTCTGTGAAATGGCTGTCGGGTCTGCACCTGGATAAATCTTATGTAAGGACATGTCAAAGTCTTTTGGACCAACTTCCATTCCTACAGTTTCTACATAAGTTTGTGGGTTTAAGTATAAATTGTTCAACCTTGCAAGTTTGATAAACTCTTCAGTTAAAGACCTATACAGACGCTTATACACCGCCGTAAACACTTTCATGCCTTGTTCCACAGTAGCCATTGTCGTAGTGGCTGGTGTGTTCTGTCCTGGCATCTTACCAGTGAAAATCTCTGCAATGGAAGCTAATTCTTTACCAGAGGTAATTAAACTGCCCATAAGCTGAAACAATACACTGGAGGGTTCCTTTGTGGGGAGAGGAACAATTTGTTTCTTTAAATCATCACCTGTACTATTCACTGCCTTCCACTCACCTGGAGAAAAGCCTGTGTCTCCCATTTTAAGCCGAAGTCCTTTACCAAGGAAACCTGCTTGTAGAGTAGAAAGATGGCCAGCATCTAGTAATTGGTTAATCAGTGTGTTAACACTCTCATTGAGTGGTCCTAACAGCATACCGAAACCAATGTCATAGAAGCTACCATCAGGGTTTGGAATAAAACCAAACTTGGTGTAGTATTGAATTGGGTCAATGCGACGAACACTACCATCAGGATTGAGTTTCACTGTGGTTTCGTCATATCGAGCGACAATGCGAACAACCTTATGACTTTCTTTATGAAAGGTTACAATGTAGGGTTCTTTATACCCATCATCATCCAAGTCTAGGAAGGTGTGCTGCTCAATAATTGTATAAGGAGTTGTGTCGTCTTGAGAAGCAAATTTGTTGTCTTGTCCTAAAGGAGAAGGAGCTGTTCCTAAGTCAATGTCTAGCCACAAACCGCTTTGTTGACGTTCTTTAACCTTACGTGGAGACATCTCCATAACTTCTGAAATACGTTCTGCGTCTTTTAATGTCCTAGCCCAGTAATTAACTACTAAGTTTTTAGGCATTACCAATGTAGATTTATTGCATTCGTTTAAACTATCCCAATAGGTTTTCTTAAACATGGTGCCTGTAATAGGCAGCATAACTAAGAGCTTATCCATCTCCTCTTCCCAACCATCCATCTCTTCTAAGATTTGATAGGACATGTAAGTGGAAACAGCTTCTGCTGTCTTTGTCTTACTGCCATCAGGGTCTTTGCCAATAGGCTTAGAAGACACAATTTTACCGTTAGAAGGTAAGAGACTTGGATAGGCCCTAGCTGCAAACTGCATTGCTGCTGTTGACAGAAGGGGGTATTTAATGTTGGAAGCTTTAGGCCACGGGTAGCTTTTTGGCTCAATTGTTTGCTTGGCTAGTTTGGTCCAAGCATCAATGTGCTGGTCCCATTCCACCCTACTCTGCATATCATGGTCAAATCCCTGAAAGGCATCGGCTCCAATTTTATGCAACTCTTGGTCATCTAGCTTTTCCGCGATGTTTATAGACTCTAACATTGCCGCAAGAGGCTTCTGCTCGGGAGTGTCTTCTTGTGGTAGGTCGTCCATTCAATGTCCTTGTTAGTAACCGGTTAAGGCGTTACGCCCTTGGTTGTTTAAATCAGAATCTCCTAATTCATCTAGGTATTCTTCTTCTTCATATTCTTCATTTGTCTGTGCTTCAATGAGATTGTCTAGCATAAGCCCTAAATAAGCAAAAGCATCTACCTGGTCATCGTGTTTTCCACGAGGAAACTGCAGACATTCATTCTCAAAAGAGGGATACCAGTCACTTTCTTTATCAAAACGAAAGCCATGAGCTCTCATACGAGCTTGACAGCTCTTAGCACGAGTAAGTTTGTCTTTTCCGCCATGTTTTAAGGAAACAAGGGAGATGAAGGTGTTGTTCTTCACCATTTCTTCCCGTAAGAACGGGCCAATGGCCTTAGAAACCTGCATATCCTCAACACCCATAGCTACTGGCTCGTAAATACGCTGTAGAGACAAGAAAGTGTCTACAATTTCCTTACCATCCATACGTTCTCGGATGACATTCTTGACGTGGATAATTTTATCCTCATCTACACCGGCTACAATGAACACGGAGAAGTCAGCTTTCTCTGTTTGGGAGATGGCTAAGTCGGCTGTAACATAGTAGTTGAGCCTCATTTTCTCTTCGTCTTCATCAATCTCTAGGAAGTCGCCCTTTTTAAAGAAAGACACGCTTTCGTCAATAGGTTCGTTTAGATATTCCTGGCTATAAATGTCGGTTGTCCCATCTTGCACAGCTTCTTGGTAGAGCATTTTAAACTCATCAATGGATTTCTTCTCGGGCCATAGGAGGTTTTTAAACTCCCGGTCATGGGCACGATATTTAACCGCTTTCCACATACCCTTACGTGTTGAATATTGTTTAAGTTCTTCTACCACTGTTTGTTTATCTGAGGGATTGGGCATTAGCCGTTCCAGAAGGCTGTCAGCATGTAGGATGGTACCCACCATACGCACAATACCTCTATCACTACGGCAAGGGAGCAGCGCTCCTTTAAACCATTTCCTCATTTTGTCTCGACGGTCTTTGTTCATAACAAGCTCGTCGTTTTCCATATCGTCACACATAATGATGTCAGGACGAGACCCATTCCAAATCAATCCACGAAGCTTCTGTTCCGCTCCTTTGGCAATTATTCGGAACTTATGTCCGTCCGTACATTCAACTATGATGTCAGCCTCGCTATCCTTAACGAAGCTAACCAATCCTTTTTCATTCTTTTTAATGTTGAAGAGAGAGATGAGCTCTTCGTTATCCTGTAGTTCCTGCTTAAAGGTTCCTAAGAACAAACATGCCTGGCTTTCTGTGTCCGACACTAGCAACATAAACTTACGTTCTCTAAACAGGAGAGTGGCAAGCCCATATCCAAGTGTAACAGCAGAGCTTTTGGCATGTCCTCGTGGAGCTGCAATGGCAAGAAACTTCTCAGGGCCTGTACAGAGGTCCCAGCATTCTTTATGGAAGTCTGGGCTAGCTGCTTGACCGTCAAACCTAGGAGCTAGGATGGAGCCTACAAAACCT